AATTACTGAAATTGTTGATGAAGCCATCACACATGACAAAGATGGAAGAGTTGTTGATATCATACTTGATGATCTAAAGCAACCAGAATCAATTAAGAAAAAGATTACCGAAGAGTTTGAAACAGTTGTCAAGATGTTGAACTTTTCAAATTTAGCTGACGATATTTTCCGAAGATGGTACATTGATGGTAGAATTTACTATCATGTTATCGTCAACGAACAAAACCCTAAAGAGGGTATTCAGGAACTAAGATACATTGATCCACGAAAAATTAGAAAAGTTCGTGAGGTTCAAAAAGGTCGCGATGCAAAAACTGGCGCAGATATTATCAAGTCTGTTGCTGAATACTATCTTTACAATGATCGTGGTACAACCACACAAGCATTCACAGCGGCAGCTAATGCTGGCCTAAGAATTGCGCCAGAAGCAGTCATCAATGTCAATTCTGGCATGATGGACGCAAAGAACACATTTGTCATTTCCCATCTACACAAAGCAATCAAGCCACTAAATCAGTTGCGCATGATTGAAGATGCTGTTGTTATCTATAGAATTAGCCGTGCGCCTGAACGTAGAATTTTCTATATTGACGTAGGCAATTTACCAAAAGGTAAAGCTGAACAGTACTTGCGTGATGTGATGGTCAAGTACAAAAACAAAATGGTCTATGACGCAAACACAGGTGAGTTGCGTGATGATCGCAAGCATATGTCAATGCTAGAAGACTTCTGGTTGCCTAGACGCGAAGGTGGTAAAGGTACAGAAATCACAACACTTCCTGCCGGCCAAAACTTAGGTCAGATGGAAGACGTACAGTATTTCCAGAAGAAGTTACTTCAATCCATGAATGTTCCTTATTCACGTATGGAACAACAAAGTGGTGGAATGGTTGGTCTAGGTAGATCAACTGAAGTTACTAGAGATGAATTGAAGTTTAATAAGTTCATCACGAAGATTCGCAACAAGTTCTCACAGATTTTTGATCATGCATTGAAGACACAATTGGTTCTAAAAGGAATATGTACTTCAGATGAATGGGAAGAATTTAGAGATAAGATTTATTACGACTACAAGAAAGATAACAACTTCACCGAGTTGCGTGATGCTGAATTGTGGCAAAATAGATTGCAAATGTTGGGTATGGTTGATCCATATGTTGGAAGATATTTCTCACAAGAGTGGGTCAAGAAAAATATTCTTCAATTGACTGACGATGATATCAAGGCGATGGATAAACAAATTTCTAAAGAACCTGAACCTACTCCACTTGGACCAGATGGAAGACCATTGCCACCAGATCAAGGTCAAGAACAAGATCAGGAACAAGTTGATCCTGCTGATTTTCCACCTGAGGATAACATATCAGATCGCGGATCAAATGAATCCGATACACCAGAGCACGATGCGGTTGTATCGAGATTCAGTAGAGTGCTAAATAGAAAATAAGGAGATAATTATGGATGCAAGACAAGTAATTGATATGTTAGGTGCAGGTCAAAATGCAGAAGCAAAAAGTGCTCTAGAAGAGTTGCTATCTGCAAAAGCATTTGATGCATTAGAAGCTAAAAAACAAGACGTTGCTTCAACATTGTTCAACGGCAGAACTGAGGAACAGCCAGAGTCTGAAGAACAAGTTGAATCTGAAGAAGAAACACAAGGCGAGTAATGAAGTCACTGCAAGAATTCAAGCGTGTGGTTGAAGAAGAGAAACAAGACTTTTCAAAGTTTGATGCTTTGGTTCGTGCCGGATTAGGCAACAAAGCACAGATTCAACGTATGCACCAGATTCTAGCTAAGATGGAAGAAGAACGTCCTAATTTCAGTCAAGCAGATAGATCAATTATTCAAAACATTTTTATGAAGATGGTTGATCTCATTACAAATAATCCACAGATCCATCGTCAAGCACGTAAGTCTGTAAAAGAATCTGTTGTTGACACTAGCGATTTCAAATTATCCGCATCTGGTAAAAAAGTCAGAGCACACCGTATTGAATTTGATGATGCGGAAGAAGTAAAAGAAGAGATTATCTTAGATGAGAGTATCGCAAAAGATCCTCCATTCATACTAATACTAAAAAGAAAAGCGATTCGCTTATATCCCAATGGTATGAAAGTTGCTGTTTATCATAACGATAGATTGGATAAAGATTTTGCTATTCCCTTTACTCAAGATGATGCTGGTATGATTCAAGCTGAACAAATTGAACTTGATACAGGTGATATTGTTGAGCTTGATGAGGAAACTTTAGAAGCATTTCAAGCTGTGTACCTCAGTTTGACAGAAGAAAATCAAGAAAAGTTTGTAGATTTGATACACACATCACCGGAAACATTTGAACAAGCTAGAGAATTTGCACTTAGTAAAGTACAATGAATTTTATAGAACTTATATCACAGAATAAACTCAGTGAAGCAAGAGATTTTATCTTTGCTCACATGAACTCTGTTGTTGCAAAAAGGCTTGAGGAAGAAAAGCGAGCTATTGCGGTAGATATATATGATGTTGTGGAAGATTTAGATGAATCTAATATCGTGAAGCAGGGTAGAATCCAAAAGATTCGTAGAAGAATTCGTAGAAACGCTAAAGGAAGAATCGTTGTACAACGAAACGTTAGACGTTCTGCAATCAAAGGCTACAGAATTTCCGGCAATACTGTTAAGAGAATACCCGCAACAGCAAGAATACAAAAAGCTAGAAAGCTAAAGAGATACTGGAAAACAAAAGGTCGCGCTAGAATGAATAGAACATTGTTGAAAAGAAAAATGTCAATGCGCCGCCGCAAATCAATGGGAATACGATAAATGCCAAAAGAAATTAATAACACACTAAGATCGAAGTCTACGATCCGTGTAACAGGAAATACAAACACGTTGGTTACGTTGGCACAACTGTCATCTAACACACAGCTTGAAACTGTATCCGCAGCAGCAATTGCACACGTTTCATCAAGCAGTGATGGCACGTGGAGAGTTTATCGCGGTAATGATGCAACAGGAACACTTGTTCTTGAGTTGAATAAGAATCACACGATCAACTTAGAAGATATGGGCATCGGTGCAATTGCTAATGCAGCAACATCGAATGTATTCGCAACAAATGATGGAACTGGTGGCACATTGATTATGGTTATGAGCAAAACAGCAACATACAGTATAGACCTATGAAACTAATTACAGAAACAATTGAAGACGTACAGTACTTGACTGAAAGTGCTGAAGACGGCAAAAAGAATCTATACATTCAAGGCGTATTTCTGGTTGGTGAACAAGCTAACCGTAATCGCAGAATGTATAAGATCGGCACATTGCGTGAAGAAGTTGGGCGTTACACACAAGAGTACATCACAACAAACCGCGCATTGGGTGAACTAGGACATCCTGACACACCATCAATCAACCTTGAGCGTGTATGTATCAAGATTGAATCGCTAACTGAAGATGATCAGAATAGATTTATCGGCAGAGCTAAGGTTTTGGATACACCTTACGGTAATATCGTAAGAAACTTTATTGATTCTGGTGTTAGTCTAGGCGTATCGTCAAGAGGTATGGGCTCACTTGTCCAAGGACGTGACGGTATCAATATTGTTTCCGATGACTTCAGACTAGCTACTGCTGCTGACGTTGTTGCTGATCCATCTGCACCAGGCGCATTCGTCAATGGTATTATGGAAAACAAAGAGTGGTTGTTCATTGAAGGTCGTTTCGTTGAAATGGATATTGATAGAACGAAACAAGCAATACAAAGTGCCTCAAGAAAAGACATTGAAAAAGTGGCTGCTCGCCTCTTTGAAAATTTTCTAACGAAACTGTAAATTATATAAATAAACAAACAAAGGAGATTCCTAAATGGCTACTAATAAACTTTTTGAGGCTGCTGCTGAAATCCTTGCTTCAGGCAAGGGAAAGAATGCAATGCCTCCACAAAAGCTGGAAGGCGAAATTACAGATGCTGGTGGTCCAACACCAGAAAACGCTAAACCAGATGACAACTCACATAAGATGAGTTTCACATCCAAGAGTGCAACTGCACCAACAACTAAGCCTTCTGCTGCATCTAGTAAAATGGATTCTATGAAGAGTGAAGAAGTTGAGCAAGAAGAAAGCAATTTCGTATCGGAAGATATTGATGCGATCTTTGCTGATGACTCAACCATCTCTGAAGAATTCAGAACAAAAGTTTCCACAATCTTTGAAGCTCGCGTACTAGATCGCGTTGCTCAGATTGAAGAACAGATTGAGACACACTATGCTTCCATGTTAGAAGAAGCTGTTGAATCTGTCAAAGAAGAACTAACAGACAAAGTAAATGATTACCTTTCATACGTTGTTGAGCAATGGATGGAAGAAAATCAAATCGCTATTGACAATGGTATTCGCTCAGAGTTGGCCGAAGACTTCATCAATGGCTTGAAGAATCTATTTGCAGAACACTACATTGATGTTCCTGCTGAAAAAGTTGACCTCGTTGACGAACTAGCAGCTAAAGTTGAAGAACTAAGCGGCAAGTTGGACGAAGAAGTTGAGCGTTCTATTGAGTACCGTAATGCACTCTTTGAAGCTCATAAAGCTGAAGTAACCCGCGAAGTATGTGAAGGTTTGGCCGCGACACAAGTTGAGAAGATCAAAGCACTTGCAGAGAGTGTAGACTATTCCACAGAGGAAGAGTACAGAACTAAACTTGATACAATCCGTGAAAACTATTTCCCTTCCGGTGTAAAAAAAGCTGATGCCACAGCACTTCAAGAACAAGTAGAAGATGTTGCAGAAAAGAAAATAGTTTCTGATGCATTCATGAATTCTATCGTTCAGTCAATTTCAAAAACAACCCGAATCTAATCATATAACAAGGAGATATTAGATGTTTCTTTCCGAACAACTACAACAAAAATGGGCTCCGGTCCTAGAACATGCTGATCTTCCAAAGATCACAGATCCATACAAGCGCGCCGTTACTGCGGTCGTTCTTGAGAACCAAATTCAAGCGATGCAAAAAGACGCTGGCATTCTAAACGAGACTGCTCCAACTAACTCTGCCGGTACAGGTGGTTTTGGTGGTGGTGCAACTGCTGCTGGTCCAGTAGCCGGTTTTGATCCAATCTTGATCAGCTTGGTTCGCCGTTCGCTACCTAACTTGATCGCTTACGATATCTGCGGTGTTCAGCCAATGACTGGACCTACTGGCATGATTTTCGCAATGCGTTCTATGTATGGTACTGACCGTGCAGCATCAAGCGGCGCTGAGGCTTTTTACAACGAAGCTAACACTAGCTTCTCCGGTGAAGGTGCGCAGCAAGCATTGACGATGAAGTCCACAACTTCTGACGGTCCATTCCAGATTTTTAACGCTAACACAGCTACTGCAATGCCTACAGCTACTGCTGAAGGCTTGACTCCAGTTGAAATGGGCTTCTCTATCGAGAAAGTTACCGTTACAGCTAAGACTCGCGCATTGAAGGCTGAGTACTCAATGGAATTGGCACAAGACTTGAAAGCCGTTCATGGTCTTGACGCTGAAACTGAATTGAGCAACATCCTTTCTAGCGAAATTCTTGCTGAAATCAACCGCGAAGTTCTGCGTACTGTTTACACAGTTGCTAAGCCAGGCGCATTGGTTGGTACTACAACAGCTGGTACTTTTGACTTGGACACAGACTCTAACGGTCGTTGGATGGTTGAAAAAGTTAAAGGTTTGGCATTCCAAATCGAACGCGAAGCTAACCAAATTGCTAAGTTGACTCGTCGCGGTAAGGGTAACACCCTAATCTGCTCTTCTGATGTTGCTTCCGCATTTGCAATGGTAGGTCTGTTGGATTATCAATCTGCATTGGCTAGCCAAGTTAGCTTGCAAGTTGACGATACAGGCAACACATTTGCTGGTACAATGTTCGGTCGTATCAAGGTCTATATTGATCCATACTTCCCAACAGCATCCACATCTGAGTTCGCAGTTGTTGGCTACAAAGGTTCTAACGCATATGACGCAGGTATGTTCTACTGCCCATACGTTCCTTTGCAAATGGTTCGCGCAGTTGACACTAACACCTTCCAGCCAAAAATTGGCTTCAAGACACGTTATGGTCTAGTTGCTAACCCATTCGCTGAAGGTACAGCGCAAGGCCTAGGTGCATTGAACGCAGGTAAGAACAACTACTATCGCGCATTTAAAATCGTCAACATAATGTAAGCATTATGTAAGGAAATAAATCTCCATAAAGAGAGATATTTTAGAGGGAACTTTGGTTCCCTCTTTTTGTTTGTATAAATACATATAATTCGTAAACTAAAACAAATTCAATATGCTAAAACACAAACACCATATAATACCAAGACACGCTGGCGGAACAGATGATCCATCAAATTTGATAGAGTTGACAATAGAGGAACATGCGGAAGCCCATAGAATATTGTATGAGACATACGGCAGAGATGAGGATCGCTGGGCTTGGCTAGGACTAACTGGTCAAATAGGAAAAGATGAGATTCTAAGACAAATCGCAATGTCACAGAAAGGAGTCAAGAAGCCTGATGGTTTTGGAGAAAAGATCAGCGCATTCAGGAAGACTTTCAAATACTCAGAAGAATCTAAACAAAAAATGAGTTTAGCCAAAAAAGGCAAAAAACTTACACCAGAACATGTCCAAAAAACAAGGCGTTGGGGTAAAAAGAATACTGAATATCAAAAACAAAGAGTTGCTGAGACCAGACAGAAGAAATATCAACTGACCAATCCGGAGGGTGTATCATTTGAAGTAACTAACTTGACTAAGTTTTGTAGGGAGAATGGATTTGACCAAGGCAATATGTCCAGAAGTCACATCAAAGGCTGGACATGTAAAAAGTTTGTATAAATAGTATCATGACAAGTATAGCACTATCAAACACACCAGACAATCAGAACTTTCTACATCCAAACAAGTTCCACTTGACGTTCAGTAGAGTTCCTAATTTGCAATTCTTTTGCCAAGCAGTCTCGGTTCCTGGCATTTCTTTGGGCGAGATTCCAATCGTTACACCATTTGTTGAAATGTATTCGCCAGGTGAAAAAGCAATATACGATATCATGAACGTGACTTTTGCCATAGATGAAAAGATGTCCTCTTGGCTAGAGATACACGACTGGATCAGAGGCATGACTTTTCCAGAAAAATATGAAGACTATAAAAACTTATCTAAACTAAACAAGTATGCAGATAAGCCACAACCACAGTTCTCCGATGCAACGTTGACAGTGTATTCATCATCATATACGCCTATTGTCAGATTCAAATTCTTTGATGCATTCCCAACGTCACTATCATCTTTTGTGTTGTCTTCACAAGATACACCAGACAACGTACTGACGGCTGATGTGTCCATCAGATTTACCTACTATAACATTGAAAAAATAACCTAATTAGTGTAGACTCCAGTTAGGAGATTATTATGAGCAAACTTGACGAAATTATGAATGAGTGGATAAAAGATGCCAACGTTGACAGGACAGAACCTGGCAAAGCAATGTTAGACATACCTAAACTTCACGCAAAGTACCTAAACATATTATCACACCATAAGTATCAGCTTCAGGACTTGGAGTTCAAGTACAACCGCATGAAGAAAATCAAGTGGGAATACTACACAGGTAAGATGACTAATGAAGACTTGAAGAGACATGGATGGGAACCATTTCCATTCGTGCTGAAGTCTGATATCGCAACTTACATGGATGCTGATGAGGACATGAACAAGTATCTTGCAGCTAGACGAATGAATGAACAGATTATTAGCTATTGTGAGTCTGTTTTGAAAGAACTACATAGTAGAACGTTCCAACTAAAATCTCTAATTGATTGGGAGCGATTCATACAGGGTGTATAATGAGTGATCTAATTATTAGTAAAGTGAATGATGCGTATGTGCATATAAAGTGTGAGCGAAGTCTGGCTCAAGAAATATCAGACCACTTTACTTTTATGGTTCCAGGATATCAGTTTGTTCCAGCATTCAAGAACAAACTCTGGGACGGCAAGATCAGACTCATGGATATTCGTAGTAACAAGATTTACTATGGGCTAATTCCATACATTCAAAAATTTTGTGATGACCGAGAGTACACCGTCGTGTACGATAAGTCAATAGACGCATTAGAAAATTTCTCAATCAAAGAAGCAAAAGACTTCATTGAGACACTGAACATTCCAGAGCATTTAGAACAGCGCGACTACCAGATTGATGCGTTCGTTCATGCAATACGTAACAAGAGAGCACTATTACTATCTCCAACATCAAGTGGCAAGTCTTTCATTCTGTATCTGATTATACGCCACATTCAACAGAATTGCAAGAAGGGACTGCTAATTGTTCCGAGAACATCGCTTGCTGAACAGATGTTTTCTGATTTCAAATCATATGGTTATGATTCAGATCAATACTGCCACAGACAGTATGCAGGCAAAGATAAAAGCACAGGTAAGTTTTTGACCATCACCACATGGCAATCAATATACAATTTACCTAAAGAATATTTTGAACAGTTTGATTTTGTTCTAGGTGATGAAGCACACGACTTCAAAGCAAAGTCATTGACGACTATCATGTCCAATCTTGAGAATACACAGTATCGCATTGGTTGTACAGGTACACTAGATGGCACACAGACACACAAGCTAGTCTTAGAGGGTCTGTTTGGTCCTGTACTGAAGGTGATTACAACAAAAGAGTTGATGGACAATGATCAAGTATCATCATTGAAAATCAAATGCTTGATACTGAAATACTCAGATGAAGTGTGCAAACTGAGTCGTGGTTGGGACTATCAAGCTGAGATAGATTACTTGGTAAAGTGTCCACAGCGAAATGCATTCATCAAGAATCTAGCACTGTCACTCAAAGGCAACTCACTGATTTTGTTTCAGTTAGTTGAAAAGCACGGTAAAGAATTGATGCGACTGATTGACGCTGAGAAAAAAGATCGTAAGGTATTCTTTGTGCATGGTGGCACAGATGTTGAAACCCGTGAACAAATTCGTCATATCACAGAGAAAGAAAATGATGCTATCATTATCGCTTCATATGGCACGTTTTCTACGGGCATAAATATAAAGAATCTACACAATGCGATCTTTGCATCACCATCAAAGTCTCGGATTCGTAATCTACAATCTCTAGGTCGTGTCTTACGTAAGGGTGATAACAAAGACTCCGCGACTTTATATGATATTGCTGATGATTTTAGAATAGGTAAACACACCAATTTTACCTTGAAACATTTTGTGGCCCGTGCTAAAATATATGAAGAGGAGAAATTCTCTTATAAGTTTTACAAGATAGATATAAAAAATGGATAATGTTAGAATTATTAGGCTCAAAGATGGTGAAGATATCATTACTTCTTACCATCTGAATAGCAATGGCATCATAGAGATGTATGACCCGATGACACTCTTTTATAAGAGGCTGTCTGCCGGTAAATCAATGTTGCTAATGTCTCCATGGTTACCTATGGAACTCGTTCAAACAAACTCCGCATGTATTTCTATGAATGAGGTTCTTACTATCGTTGAGCCTAGAACAGCATTGATTGAATACTATAACAATGCAGTCGTTGAAGCTAACGAAATGATTTCAAACTTCACTGATCAGATTGATGAATCACTACTTGATGAATTTGACTCTGATGAAGAACTTGATCTAGAAGATGATTCAGAAGAACTTCAAGAACCAAGTACTAATAAACAAATAATACATTAATTCTAAACACCCAACACCCCCATTATATGACAGTACTCCATGACCTGTCAAGTGATATTTTAGGTAATCATAATGACAAAAGCGAAACACTACGTAAACAACGCGGACTTTCTAGCCGCACTGATCAGCTACAGAGCCGCATGTGATGCTGCCAAAGAAGCGGGCAAAGAAGAGCCAATCATACCAAATTACATTGGTGAGTGCTTCCTGAAGATTGCAAACCATCTATCTCGAAAGCCAAACTTCATTTCATATTCTTTCCGTGAGGAGATGATCTGTGATGGTATTGAAAACTGCATCATGTATTTCAGAAACTTTGATCCAACAAAGTCTTCCAATCCGTTCGCATACTTCACACAGGTAATTTACTTTGCATTCTTACGCAGAATTCAAAAAGAAAAGAAACAATTGTATGTGAAGTACAAAGCGACTCAGCAGTTTGGTATTCTAGATTCTGGTGAAATGTATGAAGACTCGGATGGTAATATGAAACAGTTCGTGTTGTATGACAACATTTCGGAATTCATTCAAACTTATGAGGAAAAGAAGAACGAAAAGAAGAAACCAAAGGTCAAAGGTCTTGAAAAATTCATGGAATCTGATATACTAGAAGACCCGTTGCCTGACGAATTATAAATCATGGAGTTCACTATGCTATCTTTACCTGACAACATGACTGGAAAGCCAGTCGGATTCACCTGTTCCACTTTTGATCTGCTTCATGCGGGTCACATTCTCATGTTGGCTGAAGCCAAGTCTGTATGTGACTATCTGATTGTGGGCTTACAACTGGATCCATCTATTGATCGTCCAGACACTAAGAATTCTCCTGTGCAGTCTATCGTTGAGAGACATGTTCAACTGAGCGCAGTCAAATACGTTGATGAAATTATTGTGTATCAGACAGAGAAAGACTTGGAAGACTTGTTGATGTTTTTGCCTATCACCATTCGCGTTATTGGTGAAGAGTATGAGGATAAGAATTTCACAGGCAAGAACATATGTGAACAGCGCAACATCAAGATTTACTACAATCAACGTAAGCACAGTTTTTCAACGACTGAGTTGCGCAATCGTGTCGCAAGTAAAGTTCGCTCATGAAAATTGCCCTTATAAATGATACTCATGCGGGTGCAAGAGGTGATAGCCTTTTGTTCAACGAATTCTTCTTCAAGTTTTGGGAGAATACGTTCTTTCCCTATCTGAAGGAACATGGCATCAAACACATCATTCATTTGGGTGACGTTGTTGATCGCCGCAAGTTTATCAACTATGTTATCCTGAATCAGTGGCGCAAAAGATTCTTTGATGTTCTCTTGAGTGAAGGCATCACGATGGATGTTATCGTTGGCAATCATGATGTGACATACAAGAACACAAATGAAATCAATGCAATGCATGAGTTGTTTGATCATTATGATAACATCAAAGTTTATACTGAGCCACAGGAAAATCTGTATGATGGTCTGAAAGTCCAATTGGTGCCTTGGATCAATGCATCAAATTATGATAAGTCAATACAAGCATTACAGAAAACAACAGCAGAGATTGTAATGGGCCATTTTGAAATTGCTGGATTTGAAATGGATAAAGGAAACATTGCACATGAAGGCTTGGATCGTAAGACTTTCAATCGTTTTGATATGGTACTATCTGGTCATTTTCATCATAAATCTACAGATGGAACCATCACCTACCTTGGAAATCAATATGAAATCACATGGATTGATTACGGTGATCAACGTGGATTTCATATCTTTGATACCGACACAAGAGACTTGACATTTGTTGCAAATCCATATAAAATGTTTCATAAGATCATATATGATGACAGTCAGCAAGATTTTGCTTTTTGGAATGCATATGATTTTGACCAATACGCAAACACTTTTGTGAAAGTCATCGTTGTCAACAAACAGAATGCATACATGTTTGATACTGTGATTGACAACCTACATAAAGGTGGTGTCGCAGACGTTGCTGTCGTTGAAGATTTTACAGATACTATCATTGACGATGGTGACTTGGTTGATCAAGCTGAGGATACTATGACAATTCTATCAAAGTACATTGATGGATTAGCAACAAACGTTGACTCAACAAAGCTAAAAGGTCTTATGCGTGAACTCTATGTTGAGTCACTGAACGTTGAAATTATTGAATGATTTTCTTTAGAACAATTAGATTTAAAAACTTCCTGTCAACTGGTAATTACTGGACAGAAATCAAGTTAGACAACTCTGCAAACACACTTGTTGTGGGAACTAATGGTGCAGGCAAGTCAACTATGCTGGACGCACTGTGCTACGTGCTGTTTGGTAAAGCATTTCGTAATATCAATAAGCCACAGTTGGTGAACTCCATCAATCAAAAAGATTGTGTTGTTGAATGTGAATTCACCATTGGTACAAAGCAATACAAGATTGTTCGCGGAATAAAGCCCACAGTGTTTCAGATTTATCTCAATGGTGAACTCATGAATCAGGACGCTGCTTCTAGAGATTATCAAGAAACACTTGAGAAACAAATTCTGAAACTGAACTACAAGTCGTT